CTCCGTCTTGCTTATTTAATTCTTCTAAGTAACTCTTAGGAACAAGACCATAGTAGCGAAGGACTCGTACTTTATCATCTTGCTTAGGAGACATCTCTTGGACAGGCTCTAAGTCCATGTCGTTATAGCTAGGAGTGATTGATACTTTACGATATGTACCATCGACCATGCCTTGGACAATCTTAAAGTATGGCATGTATTCTTCGATAGCTACACCTAGAGCTGACTCTACATCACGAGCATTAGGATCAACTAAGAAGTTACGAGGATTGATAGGGTTTAAACCTACCATGAACTTCTTCTGTTCTTTTACACCGATAGCAGCCATAGCACTACCAGGGATAGGTTGGGTAGCAGGAGACATTACAGTTTTTTCTTCTACTACAATCTCTCCGATACCTGTACCATATAATTCTCCTAAGAGAATCACATCATCAATTGCTTTCTTAATCCTAGAGAACTTAAAGTCCTCATGCATCTGTTGACGTACTAAGGCAATATCTTGTTGGTCAGGATCAAGGCGATCATCAACAATATCAAAGAACTCACCACGACCAAACACAGCTTCAGATATCTCAGCTTGCTTACCTTCGATAGCTTGCTGGAGGGCGGGAGTAATAAGACGAGATCTCTCGGACTCACGAGTCTTGTCAGCCCCATCCCAGATTCCTCTCCAAAGTCTTTCATACTCTTCCCACTTGTCTAAATAGTTTACATCACGATGGTCTCTCCATCGATTACAATGATCAACAATAAACGAAACTAATTCACGATCAGCTTCAGTAACTGTATCTTCTTTGAACTCAGCCATTCTTAGTCTTCCTCAGTGGTGTCATTAATTGATGATTTGAATAAATCTTCAAACTCAACCTCAACAACTTCTACGGCAGGAATAAAGATCTTATCGTCTTTAAGTCCTTGTTCCTTCGCAGCAGTGATAATCTTCATTAGACAGTCACCGCTTAGGTAGTTCATCTCTTCTTTGATTACTTCCCATACTGCTGGGTTCTTACTAAGTTCATCAAAGTTTAGAGGGACATAGTCGTTTTCATATTCTTTATCGTACATATCTTTCCTTAATAGCCAGCAATGAAATCGGTTGGTTCATATTCTTCTTCTTCGTCATTTGTAAAGTATGACGTTACAGCTAACTGATCAATGTAACTTAAAGCATCCACTAAGTCGTCGTGCACCTGTGCAGTGGGGAACATTAGGAGCTGGTCTACAAACTCTTTCCAGTCCTCCTCTTCATTGAGTGTTACCTTACCATGCTCGAATCGTCCCTGTAATGCCCAGACAACTCGTTCAGTCTTTTGTTTACCACCATGCGTTAAATCTTGTATCGTTGCGTAGACGTTGTTTGATCTCATTAGATCACTGAGGTAGGGCAGTACAGCGTTTCGTACTGTTCCTCTTTCAATTCCTACACCTACTGGTTGAAAGTCTCTAATGTTCTTAAGAATCCTAGCTGCTGCATCCTTAACATCCCAGCGTCCATGCTCAATCTTCTTTATAAACCATTCACCATCTTCAGTTACTTTTACTACTGCGATAGCTGATTCGTCTAATTTCTTTGCTCTTGCGGAGGAGTAGTTAACATTAGTAAAACCTGCTAAGTCTATTGCTATGTAATAAACACCTTCAGTAGGTTCTTCTCCGTACTTTATCCATTGTTCTTTGAATAAGTCTGTTCCTGCGTTATCAAAGCTTGCTTCGTATTCCTGCTTAAAACTAAACGAAGATAATGTCTTCTTAGCTCCCTCAATTTCTTTAGGGTCGATAAGTGGGTTATCCTTCGTAGTGAAGTGCCAGCTCTTCCACTCTTCATCTTCTTCCGACGTGCCAAGGTTGTACATTTCATAAAACCAATTACGTCCCTTCGGAGTGCCAATAAAGAGTGCTTTACCCTTTTTGTCTGATAACGAAGCACGTAAGACCTTCTCCCAGGTATCTGGTTTAATGTCAGCTACCTCGTCCAGTACCAAAAAAGTAAGACTAACCCCACGAAGGGTGTCAGGTCTATCAGCACCTCGAACATAAATTTTAGCACCATTGATCAGTGTGATATCCATGTTGTTGACATGACTGTTACTGATTACATCTCTACCCAGCTCCATTAGCAAGTCCCAGATAATCTGTCTTGCTTGCCCTTGGGTAGGGGCTACATACATCACTGCTGAGCCTTGAGGACATCTCAGTCCCTCCACCAAGAGGGCTACTGCTGAGAGTCTACTCTTACCACAACGTCGTCCTGCTACGATAACCTTAAACCTTGTGTCATCGCTAAATACTTTCTTTTGCCAGGGCAGTAGCTCGAAGTTAAGATTCATCTTCGTCTACCATATCGATGGTCTCTACAGCTTCCACCTTAGTCTCACCCAAGCCAGTGATGTTAATTGTTACAGCATTCCGCTGACCCTTAGCATCCTTTTCAAAGAGTGAGACAGGTAGAAGTCTGTCCATGCACATCTTTAGACATGCTACCTGATCTTTGTCTTCATCGTCTAAGGCTTTTCTTAAGACAGTGTCTATGACCTTAGTTCCAGTAGTACTCAGGAGTCTAGCTTTAAATTCTTGTATTCTTCCTGTGTCACCCTGGGGTCTACCTACCTTACCTCTTTTACGCTTAGCTTCTACGACAGCCTTAGGAGGACGACCCCTACGTGGTATAGACACAACAACTGAATTATCTTCTTTATCTTCTAAGTTCACTTCTAAGCCTTTTCCTACGTGAGTAGAGACTAACATTTAAAATTACTTCTCTTCTAAGTTATACTTAGAAGTTAACTAAGTAGTTTTTATATTATTTGGTTTTTATATTGTATTTACTTAGGAACTGACTTAGCGTTTTTCTCCTTAGTACAACTATTATACCATACTTATTAGAATTTGTCAAGTAATATTTTACTATGTTACTCACTACGTAGCACATTATGTACACTAAGTAGCTTTTTTGTATACTATGAGAAACATTCTTATGCGGGTCTACCCAGTAAACTAGCACGTATTCCGCAACTGTAGCTAACAAGCCTTTATTATGCACTATCGTAGCTTATCTTCTGTTATCTCCTTAGCTTCCTAAGCTATTGATTCATATACTGTTCCTTATCTGTAGTCTTCTGTCGTTAACTTCAGCTAATTTCTTTAATTTATTAGTCTTCTTAATTTAACTTTTTAGGTGTTTCAGAGGGTTCTAATTATAAATATAACACAGCAACCCCCCCTCCCCCATGCTCAATAGATTCTAACTATATAACTAAGCATGCATATTCTAGAAGCTAGAGAGTGAGAGGAGAGATGCCACACTCTAGAGATATTTTAGAGACCTACTAGAGGGATATTTATAGAGACTAACTAAACCTAGATAGTCATACTGTATATCCGTACATTAGGGAAAGTCCTAATAAAATAATTGTTGACTAATCAGAAAACTATCCGTTATAGTGTAGGCATGCAGTATAATTTAAATCATTTATAGGAGTATTACATCATGAATAAAGCCCCTAATTACATTGTAGTGGAGACATTCTCTAAGCGTATGTACGCTGAGCAGTTCTGTAATGAATTCAATGTACCTTTTAATGATGTCATATGGATGTGTCCTAATGGCATGAATGGCTTTGAAGCTAGAGCATACGATGATCATGCTCTCCAAGGCATATCCCAAGATCAACGTAAAGCTTTAATCGCTCACCATACACGTAATATCGTCTAACTAGGAAAGGTCTAAACCATGAGCCAATCAGATAAACTAATAAGCTTACTCAATACAGGGTTATTACTCGCAAGCTTTACAGGTCTAATCGTATACGTTACAGTCTATCTATAAATGGAGGGTTTAAAAATGATCAAACTAAGCAAAACAAGCAAGCTAGATGGAATTTTATCTTGGTCTCTTCAAGCATTGGATACCTGCCCAGGATCTAAAGACAGTACAGGTAATCTAGTACCTGCTTGCCAAGGTTGCTATGCAACAACAGGTAATTACAGGTTTGCCAATGTAAGAAAGCCTAGAGAATTCAATAGGGAAGACTGGAAGAGGGATTCATGGGTTAATGATATGGTAATGGCTTTAGACTCTAGTAGATACTTTAGATGGTTCGATAGCGGGGATATGTATGATCTAAGCTTAGCCAATAAGATTCTAGCAGTAATGAAAGCTACTCCATGGTGTAAGCATTGGTTGCCTACTCGCATGCATAAGTTTATTAAATTTCAGCATACCATTGACGCTATGATGTCTCTAGATAATGTAGTAGTAAGATTCTCTAGCGATAGTGTTACAGGTGAGATCGTCAACGGACAAACTACTAGCACAATATTTAGCGATACAGTACCCGAAGGGGCTCTAGAGTGCAAAGCTTATGAGCATGAAGGTAAATGCTCAGGATGTCGGGCTTGCTATGATAAGGACGTGAAAGTAATAGCATATAAAGCCCATGGAGTTAAGATGGCAAAGGTAATTAAGATTGTTGCAATGAAATAAACTAAAGGAGAATTAAAAATGAAGGTATTCAGATCAGTAGTAAAGCTTGAATTTGGTGGTAATGGCTTAGAAGCAGAAAATAAGCAGGATTATATTGAAAAGCTTAAGGATTTATTTGAGCAGGAATTTAATATAAACCTAGCAGATAACGAGATATTTGAAATAGAAGAGGAGAGCAGATAATGGACGCATTAACATTAAAAGAGCAGGATCTTATCGTTAAGAATGTAGTTAAGGCATGCTCAGATATTAGCAAGCTTAATAGTAGGGGTTATAAGTATCTCTATCTATGCTCAGGTTTTATCGCTCATTACAATATTCATGGCTTCAAATCTCATTATGAGGATACAAGCTTGATAAGGGATATATTAAGCAATAAGCAAAGTAATACGTGGGAAAACTTTAGAGAAGGAGATAGAGATTACCATTACTATAAATCTAAGGCAGATGTCTATAAGAAAATCGTTGACAAATTACATATGAATGAATTAAACTTATACAATACTTAGGAGGGATTACTTATGGAATACGTCAACAAGATAGCTCACGTTAAAGGTGAAGATCGTAATTGTTGTGCGGTTAATGCTACTGCTTTGACCATGGATATACCCTACTATGACGTTTATAAGGTGTATAAGGCATTCGGTAGGGTACATGGTAAGGGATGCAGTACCTTGATGATGTCTTGCTCTATCAATTGGTTAATGAATGCTGAGAAGGATTACAATATAGAGAATGAGGATGATGTCATTAAAGTAAGAGGTAATTGGAGGATGCCTACTTATCTCAATATGACATTAGAAAAGTTTGCTAAACTATTCCCTAAGGGTAGATATATTGTGGTAAAATCTAATCATGCTCTAGCTTTAATTGATGGGGTATGGTACGATAACCATGAGCCAAACCCAAGGGCAAGAGTAAAACATTTTTATAGAATCGCTTAACTAGGAGAGAATCATGTTAAAAAACAACAATGTAGATAGTATGTTAGACGTAATTTGGGAAGCTTTACATGGCTATCGTCAAAACTGTATTCCAGAAGGGACGAATGAATATGATGATGAATGGAGCGATATATGTACTGCTATGGCATGGATTCAGGAAGACTTAGAATTATTTCATGAGGCAGAATAATGAACATAGACGATAACGAATTGAAAGAGATTAAGGCATACGTTAGAGGGTTGATTGAGGGAATTAAAGACACTCATAAACCCGAAGAGGTAGACATTATCTTAGAAGACTATTGGAATGCTTGGGATGGTACAATAGATATTAATATCTGGATTGATGAGACAGACCCTAAGCGATATTTATGTACGCTATATCGTATAAGCGAATCAGGGTATACTGATATGGAGACATACCAACGATTAGATTATTTGAGAGGATAATATGTACGAATACGCTAAAGGATATTTTGATGGGAGGTCAGAAGGAATTTATGATAACCCTTATGAGGATAAGGAGATGCATCATAGATATAAATTAGGGTATGATAGAGGAGTAGCGGACTATTGTCAGTACGAATTAGGGGAGGATTAAAATGAATGGGTAAGCTTAAACAATTATTAATTGAGGAGGAAGACATGAATAACGGATACTATAACGATAGCTATTACGAGCCTGATGATGAGGACTTCGATGAGGAATTAATTGAGGAGAGAATCCATAACATGGTAGAAGACCCTGAGGGACAATTCTATTGGAAGGATGATGCACAATGGTATGAAGGATTATCTGAGACAGGCTATATAGGTACTGAGTTCGAGGAGATTCCATTTAATCTAGCACCTCAGGAAGTAAAGGATAAAGTCCTAAACTACTGGAGGGATGTCGCTAAGGGATACGCAGAAGGAGATTAAAGTATTTCACATTATGAAATAACCTAGGGTTTTCCCTAATAGACAAGCCTGTAAAACTAGGGCATACTGGAGGTGTAGTATCTAACACGAAAGGACTGCTATGAAATACAAACTGGATGTTAAAAGAGATGTCGATATATACAGCGGAGATGAAGACGATACTTATATGCTTTGGTTACCCTTTGGATTCCGATTTGATGACGATCTCGTACACACTAGAGGATATGATTCTATGGATGAGGTTAGACAAGCTGCGAAGCGAGATGTAATACCATGCGATTGTAAGGATTGTCAGGAGGGACTTGAAAGGATGAGTAAACTCTGATGGAGATTGATTACAAAGATATTATTATATTGATTTGGGTATGCTTAACTTATTATGTTGGAAGGGACTTATGATAGACAACGAAGACAAGTATATTAAATATATTTTATGGGTTGCACTTGCTTACTTTGGTGGACATGTGCTATACTATATTGGGTTAGAATTATCTTGTTACTTATACGGGGTACTACAATGAAAAAGTTATATAAGATTTTAGATTATGATGGTTCAGTAGTTAGAATATTTGGTTATAAAGAAGAGGCAGAGAGATTCCTAAGACTAGATAAAAGCTTTAAGATTCAAGTACTTATGATGGAGAAGAAGAAAACAGTTGACAATAAATTTAATTGGGCTTATAAAAACTTAGGAGATGCACTGCTATGAGATGCTACTGTTGCAATAAATTACTGTCTGATTTTGAAGCCACTCGTAAGAGTGTACACACTAACGAATACCTAGACATGTGTAATAAATGTTACGCTACTGTTAGTGATGACTTACTAACTTATGAGAGGTCAGACTTGTATGATGAAGACGAAGACTACGATGGTGACGAAGGACTAGACAGTAATGAATATGATTCCTTTGGTCGTATGGATAATAGAGTTGACAATGACGTTTAAGTATGATATACTATCTACTTAGTAGTTAAACTATATAGATAGTATTTTATATAATTATATTTATTAATATATACTTAGGAGTTTAATTAAGGAGTAACTATGGAAGATAACTACGAAGAAGAGATGCACTATCATTTCGCAATACAAAATATGATTGATTGTGCTGGTCGCTATGGTATCGATGTAGTCTTACAAGATATCGTTGATGCCTGGAACTTTAGATTAAAAGAACACGATACCACTGCTGAGTTTACCTATGAATGAACATGGATACTGTCCAGCATGCGGAGCAGATCTTGATGGTGGTTCAATATGGGAACACTTCTACGCTAAGACAGGATCAGAAGCAGAGGCAGATAAAACTGCTAAGCTATACGGAGCTACTCGTACCAGTGGTAACTGGGGCAGGGCTCTTGGGATATACAACATGGACTTAGACAGGACTGTAGGGTGGGAGTGTCCTGATTGTACACATTACTGGGGAAGAAATGAAAACAGATAGTAACTTTTTAAAACACATACCATGTACTAACTGTGGATCTTCGGATGCTAACAGTTTATACGACGATGGGCATGAGTATTGTCATAAGTGTACAACCTTTAAGAAGGGCTCAGAGGCGATGGTTCAGGCTGTCCTAAGGGAAGGTATCACCCATGCTGAGAACTCGTCTCCTAAGCAGTTTAAAACAGTCCTAGAGGCATTAGCAAACGTAGAAGCAAACCCAGTTGTAGAGCGTGGTATTACTACACAGACTATGCACTTCTTTGGTGCAGGTTCTGATAGCTCTAGCTACTACTTTCCATATTGTGATATGACTGGTAAGGTGGTGGCTGCTAAGACTCGCTCGATTACTGCTAAGGAATTCAGTGTGATCGGGGATTGGAAGGCTGCACTGTTTGGACAGAACAAGTTTACTCCAGGTGGTAGGGCTATCACGATTACCGAAGGGGAGTTTGATGCCTTAGCTTGCTATCAGTTGACAGGTTCTCGCTACCCAGTGGTATCTATTCGTAGTGGTGCTACGTCAGCATTAAAGGATTGTCGTGCTAGCTTTGAGTATCTAGATTCCTTTGAGAAGATTGTGATCTGCTTTGATAACGATGAGCCAGGACAGCAAGCAGCTAACCAAGTTGCTGAGTTGTTTGGTAGTAAGGCACACATCTTTAAGTTCAAACAACCTGAGATTAAGGATGCTAATGATTACTTGATTCGTGGTTTAACGAAGGAGTTTGTTGAGCAGTGGTGGGATGCTGAGAAGTATGTACCTGATGGTATCATAGCAGGTTCTACATTATGGGAGCTAGTTAACCAGCCAGTAGAGAAGGCTGAGGTACAGTATCCGTATTATGGAATGAACAACCTTACCTATGGTATTCGCTTAGGAGAACTCGTTACAGTAACTGCAGGATCTGGACTAGGTAAGTCTCAGTTTATGCGGGAGATTGTGTGGCAGATCTTGAGTAAGACTACAGATAACATTGGTCTAATGTTCTTGGAGGAGTCGGTCAAGAAAACTGCTAAGAGTTTGATGTCACTTGCTGCAAATA